GGCTCCGTAGACCTCGACGTGAGCCTGAGCGCTGTCGGGGCCGTATTCGTCGATAATCTGCTGATAGACTGCCTTATCAGTGCCCTCCACGCTTCTAGCGTCAACAACCTTGTTTCGCCAGAAATCGCGCTTGCTGTTGAAGCACTCGTAGAAATATCCGCTGTTACGGCGGGGGTTGCTGAAAGCAAGCCAAAAACGATTAGGAGTGTTCTCTGTAAAGAAGCCACTGGCCACCGCCCAGATTGAGTCGTCAATACCGCTGGCCTCGTCGAACACCAGCATGACGCCCGCGAAGTTATGCACGCCCGCGTAACTGTCTGGGTTCTCCGCCGACCACAGCCGCCCCTCGACGCCCCAGTAGCGCGTGCCCAGCTTCAGGTCGCGCTCGACCAGCTCCGCAATCCATTTAGCCGGCAGCACGCGCGTCGCGCTTACCTCATACCAGTGACTGTTGATCGACATGGACAGCCACTTAGTAATCTCGGCCCAGGTGACGCTGCGGAGCTGCGCCTCACTGTTAGCCGACACGATGGTCGTGCTGCCAATCCGCGTCGTCAGCATCCAGATCACGAGCCAGCTAACAAGGGCTGACTTACCGATACCGCGACCGGAGCTGGTCGCCATGCGGAAGGTTTCGAAGTCTAACCGACCGCCGTTTGCGCGGATATGCTCGCGTAGCTCGACTAAGACCTCTAGCTGCCACTTGCGCGGGCCTGTGAAGTGTTCGAGCGGCGTGCCGGCCTTACCCCACGGAAATGCGAGGCGGACAAAAGCTACCGGGTCATTCTTGACCTGCGACGACCACAGGGTCGCCATTAGCTTCTGTTCTTCGTCCGCTGAGTAGATCGGCACTTGCATCTATGATCTCGCCTTGGATTACGCGTTGCTGGGCTTCTTCCAGCGCCGCTATGATAGATATGCGCTGCTCGACCTGCACCTGCACGGACTGCGGCGCTGTCCACTTGTGGACGTGCTTGAGAATGTCCAGCGCCGCCTTTGTGTCGCCCTCAAGCGCGGCCGTGCGCAGCACGTTCGCCATCTCCGCTTCGCCCTCTGCGCGGCCCTTATGTTCAGCATACTCCGCGATGGGGTCGAACTGCACCAGCCGCCGGTATTCAGTCGGCGTCATGCCAGCCGCATAGGCCAGCGTGTCGCCTTTCAAGCCTTTGCGCGCGGCTAGATAGATCCGCTCAAGCACGGCTTCCGTCGCTTCGATCTTGCGCGGTTCGTAGGGTAAGGATTCGAACGTCATGCCGGGGAATATACGCAATAAATTGTTTGATGACAACTTTTACAAAAAATAAAAAAGTTTGTGCAGATCCTACGTATTTCTTAAAGGAGATCCCTCGGCCCAGCCCCCCTCCCCGTTTACAATCCCAGCTCCAAGCCAATGCCGATCAATGTAAACTTAAACCATCACGTTAAGTTTACAATCAATAGTCATATAGTCATGCGATTAGCATGTCGATGCAAGCATAGTCATATAGTCATATAGTCATGGCTTTCAAAGTCGGTGCAGCGCCAGCCAGGGAGCGGCGGGGAGACAACGCGGGTGTGGGGGCGCGGGGCGCTTATAGTCATATAGTCGAATAGTCATACCGATTTTCCTTCTCCAAACTATTATACTATTATGTATACATTTATCTTAAAAAAACTTTTCTTCAACTCTCATGACTATACGACTATTCCATATATTCCCTGGCCTTCAAAGCCACGTCGTCGACCTATTCCGCGACTATGCGCAACTATAATCGCCAAAAATGTGCATAACCTAGTTGACAAGCATAAAAAGATTTGATACCTACATACCTATCAACAGTGAAGGAGCCAAAACGATGACTGACTACAACGGCTGGACAAACTACGCCACGTGGCGCGTCAATCTGGAAATATTCGACGGCTCTGAAGGGCCGTGGGATCATCATAGCGCCAAAGAATTTGCAGAAGAGATTATCTGCGAAACTTCGCCCGAAGGTTTGGCGCGCGATTATGCGCTAGCGTTTCTGTCTGATGTAAATTGGTACGAGATTGCCAGTCATTATGGCGAAGAAGAAGCCGCTTAAACTTAGGGTCACGCCAGCGATGGCGTGGCCTTTTATGTAACGTATCCACATAGGGGACAAGACAATGCTGAAAGAATGGATGGACGCCCAATGGCGCAATCCGGGCGTGCGCTGCGCCGGGCATGGCGTGGCGTATATGATGGAGGGCGGCAAGGTCGTCGCGCGCGCGGGAACGCAGCGCAGCTATATCGACAAAGAGACGAAACGTCGGCGGACCAAGCTGGCGATGTATAATGAGAAGTTGCGCCCGATCATACTGGCGGAGGCGACAAGTGAGTTGCGCAATATGGTCATCCCGCCAAAAAGTTGGAGGGAAGATGAAACAATCGAAAAGCGCCCGCATTATACGTGGCCAAAACAGGCGCCCGTACAGGATCCAGTGGAGACTGTAACCGCTGTCCCGCGCAAGCGCGTCTCGCGCGTCAAGCTGGCGCAAGCGCAAGAAATCTTATCCAAAGTTCCGCAGGACGAGCTGGCGTCGTTCTTGGCGCGCTTTGGCCTGTCCATGTCACTGGCGGCGTCAATCGCGTCGTTGGATAACGTCGAACAAATCGCACGCCAATTTTTGAGGGCAACGCTATGATCGAGATTGAAATAGAGATTGACCATTTAGAGGCGCTGCTGGCGCACCTTGCCACGGTCAAGCGCGACCCGCTGCTAGAGGTCGCGTACATGACCCTGAAAGACGCGCATGACAACGCGGCGGAACAATACTGGACAGAACAGTGGAGCTATTGAAATGGCGCATTTCACCTATGAGCTAGACGAGTTTCAACCGTGGCCGGGTCTAGCGGTCTATGCCTATGGGGTCGCGACCATCTCCTACAAATGGGAAGGGCGCGACCGTGACACCGGCGACGACGGCGGCCCGTATGACATAGAGCTGGAGCATCTGACGATAAGCGCCGACAAAGCCAAAGAGCCTGACCGCTGCATAGAGCAGACCGACCCGCTCTTTGCGCAGGTCGAAGCCATCCTATGCGCCAGCCGCGACGTGTATGCCGCTTGCAAGGAAGATTATGAACAAAGCTGACCTACTTGCATTCGCCATCGGCGCAGCGCTGGCAATACCGGCGCTCGCCCTATTCGTAACATATCTACTAGGGGGGCTCTAATGTCACGCATGAAAGATTATTTTGAATTTAGCCAGCTCTTACATTGGCTGTCCGATGAGGCGCTTAACATCCTGTTAGAAACCGAACAGGACGACTACCGCGTAAAGATCATTCAGAACGAGATGGAGAAGCGCGGTCATGCTCAAACTTGAACTCGACACACAGCCAGGCGGCGCATACGCGCGCTGGCGCAAAGGTCAAGGGCTAACGCTGCACAGGCGCGACGGCTCCATGATCCTAAAAATAAACGCGGCCTATGCCGACGACCGGGCGCTAGAGACGGCGGCCAAAACGCTCACATTCATGCTCAGAGGTCACAATGATTTTAACGCCAGAACAGCAAAGCCAAGCCGAGACGATCAATCTAATAATTCAGGAGATGGCGGCTCAACATAACATCTCCACCGAATACCTGTTGGGCCATCACAGGCGCGCCGGAATCGTATGGGCCAGATTCGAGGTCATGTGGCGTGCGCGGCAAGAAACCGGCGCGTCCTACGCCCTGATCGGTCATGTCATGGGCGGGCGCAACCACAGCACCATCATGTCTGGAATCAAACGCTATGAAAATCGGTGAAGCGATGGCAATGTTACTAGCCGTGATAATTGAACTGTTTCTAGGAATCAAATGATGACCTTCGAAGAACAGATAGAAGCCTATGGGGCCATTGTCCCCGACTGCCCGGTAGACCTACCCTGCTATCAGGTGAACCGCTCTCTATGGCAGTTATACAAGCGCCTAGACCCCAAAGCGCAAGAGCATCCCGTAATGACCGAGCAAGAGATCGTCAGGCGATTTGATCTCTTGTTTATGGGCCTAGGAACGTGCTAGAAAGGATTTGACACAGGCTTGTGTCGTTTCCTCCCTATGGTGACTGGCCCTGGCGTCCCTTGCCGGGGTCTTTTTTTATCTGCCGAACATATACTGATAGATCAGATCGCGAATAGAATTATTACTGGTGGGCATATCGGGGCTAAAACCGCGCGGCGATAAGATAGGCGCGGAGCCAGGAATAGGCCGCATCGCCTGCATCTGGCGCATACGAACCTGTTGATCTAGCATCTGGCGAATAGGATCGACCGGATACGCCTGCTGCATGGCTTGCTCATATTGCGGCTGCGTATAATAATTATTTGACCCCGCCGGCGCTGGCATAGGACGGCCCATCTTGGCCATAAGTCCGGCGATATGCGGCCTGAAGTCCGTGTCCTCTTCCATAGGCCCCGGCGCATACGGGTAATCCGTCAGATTTTGCAATCTCTGCATTTCGGGGCCATAGTCCACACCGCCCGCTAAACGTGCTAAGACGTTCTGCTCTAGCGCTTTGGGCGTTAGCTTATTCCCAGGTTTACTAGCCATGACCGAATCCGAGTTCGAACGGCGCTTGAAGGCGCTACAGCAGGAAGTATCCGAGTCCTACCTTAAAGGATACAACGAGGCCCGACAACGGGCTCAATGGACTATTGCGGCGGCTGTCGACGAGAGCACCCGTCTACGCAACGCACTCGAATGGGCGCTAGACGAGGTGCAGGATGAAAACCGAAGAGTCCGTATTCTAGCAGCCATGCACCGGCACAGATCGCCAGATCAATTATAACCCTGACCATAGCCAACGCCCTCCAACAACTCGCGGGCGACCTCGTGGGCGTGACAGAGCCGTTCGACGATCTCCGGCGGACACTCATCATCCCCCGGAGTCGCCGCCCAGTCCAGATAATTTTCTAGGCTTTCGGTCAAATTAGCCAACACGTTTACAAACACCGGGTAGGCGTCAACCTTTAAGTGCGACGACATTATCTTTCGCCTCCGGTTCGACCATCTCGCGCAGCTTGGCTTTGGTCAAGTGCGCCAGCTCCCCGCGCACGAAAATGTGCCGCTTCGAGGTGTATTTCGGGGACATGCAGAGCCCCTTGTCAACCCACCCGGCTTCTTTCCTGGCGTGGAGGAGCGCCGGCTGCACCAGCCGCATACGCAGATTGTCCGGCGCGGCTTCCGACAGGATCTTGAGCGTCTGATGCCAAGGCCCGCAGATAATATCGGTGTTGAAGGGCGCTTCCTGCTTCTCAATCATGTGATGAATAAAGCTCTCCGCGCTGCTCATGCCTGTATAGACAAGCCTCTGCTTATATTCTGTTGAGAACGGAATCGCCTTCGGATTAAACTTCGACACGTCACGCGAGCGCAGCCACCAGGTAACCGCCTCGAACCCGCCTTCGTTCTTATACCAGCCCCAGATCCGGTCTGTTTCTTCCGGCGTCATCTTGGCGCTGTCAGACCACACGCAGAACCAACGGCGGTCGTCGCTGTCCAACGTGATCGGCATGGACTCGTTTGTAAACGCCAGCATGAAAATGCGGTTCGGCATTTCAAACGGATGCAGGCTCTTGCGGTTGACTGTCAGCATTTCCGGCGGGGCCGCGATGATCGGCTTGAGCTTGTTCGCCAGCGCCCGGCGCTCTTTGGCTTCCGGTTCTTTCAGCTCGTTCAGCACCATGATCTCAGTCTGGTAATGGTAGCCGAAATCGCTGCTGATTTTGTTGCTGTCGATTACCTTCACATTGTTCATGTGTTCGCCGCCAACGGCCCAGAGCAACGGATACCACATCGTGTCCTTGCCAATACCGCCGTTGCCGCCATGCAGGATCGCGTGATTGATCTTCGTTCGCGGCTGCTGCGCCTTAACGGCCATCACGTTCCATATATGCTCAAGCTCACGTTCATCCGGCACAAGCCGGCGGCAATGGTCGATCCAGAGCTGCGGGTCGCCGCCGCCCGTAACCTTCGGCCTGGCGTCGCGCCACACGTTGCCATAGACAAGGCCATCGCGTGAAACCTTCCATTCATCGCCGGCGGCGTAGGTCATGCCTTTAAGAACGTAACCGCCCTGACTCTCGCGTTGCTCGTCATACCAGACCGACGCCTCAAGCCGGCGCGGCTTCTCGCCCGTGGATCTGCACTCGACGTGCCGGAAAATCGCGTTAAACGCGCGACGGCTGATCTCTTGGCCTGTCTCGTGATCGAAATAAGCGTCGTCGTCTATGATGTAGGCGAAGCGCTCGTGCCAGCCGGCCCGATCTTCGCGTCCTGCCTGCTTACGCTCCACCTCCGCCACACGCGCAGCGCCTTCGTCGGGGAACTCTTCAGTCGGCTTCAGTGTCTTGAGCGTATTGGTATAATCGGCAATGAGGTCGCCACGCAGGCCGGGGATGGTGCGAGGGCCGCCCTGCTCCGCGACCCAATCGCAAAAGAAACGGCTATCCAAATGCTCGCAATGAGCGTGATAGCAACAGAACGACCGATCCATTGGGCAATAGCGCGCTTCGATCTGTCCATCGGTGTGACCTTCGTGATTCGGGCAGACGACGCCGCACCAGCCCTCTTGATTTACGTTTGACGTAACAAGACTATTCTCGTTCAACCACGCAAACACGTTATCATTGCCCGTGTCTTTTACGCGGAACGTAATACGCTGCGCATTACCGACTTCGGCTGGCGTCACCTCAAGCGCAGCGCAGATTTGATCAAGCGTATATTCGACGCCTTTGTTAAACTCTACTTCGCGGCAAACAAACGCACCGCGTCCCGGCTTGACGTTTACGGAACCCGGAAGACGACAGTTGCGCACGGCGTTAGTCGCGCCGGGGTCAGTGTAACCGGCGGCTGCGATAGCTGTCAGCGCCGCACAGTGTTCTTCGACGGTCGGCTGCTCGCTGTAGGCATACCACCATTGATAATTGCCGGGGCTCGTCTCGACGATAGCGGTCGGCTTCAACGGCGGTTCTTTCGACTTTGTGCCAATGTCGTCCAGCATCATAAACAGAACATGCGTGCAGTTGGCCACGCTGGCGGACGGCTTGCTCGTCATACGGTCAAGGATGAATGACCCTGTATTCAGAAACCAGCTTTCGCCTTCCTTGCGCCTGTGCGTCGGCATGTAAGCCGGCCACGTGTATTTAGGGCTACCGTCGAGGTGATGGCCGCCGGTCGGCTTTTGTTTAACGATCAGCGCCGTCTCGCCTGCCGGCGCAAGGCCGCAAAAATATTCTAAAATCATTTGCCATACCTTCCCATGATTTTTGCTTCTACTTCTAATGGCAGACCTTCGGCCCATGCGGGCGGCGTGGTCATTATCTGTGCTAGCGTCGCCTTGGCTTCTTCGGGCCGATCAGACTCCAAAACAATTTCATCGTGAACATGCAGCACAACGTCATCAACACGGCGCAGAGCCTCACGTAAAAGATCATGGGCGGTCGCTTGTGTGACGTTCTCACAGGCCAACCCGCGCCAAAGTCTACCCCTAGGCCACTCTTTAGCATCTGCCGCAGGCTTCCAAGACGCCTTCGAATAGGAGATCGAACCATCTTCATCAAACTTGGCGTTGGGATAGCAAAGCACGCGGCCAGAAGGCAGAGCATACCAAAGGTGCTGCCCGTCGAACAGATATTTTACCCTACCAGCCTCAAAGACTTTATTCTTATTCCGCATTGCACGCGTGTAAGCTATTTCAAGATCGCACCAGAACGGCAGCGCCCACGGGTTCGCGCGACGCCAGCCGTCCACCATAGTCCGTGCTTGTCTTTCTGGTAGGTTTACGCCATAGACGCGACCCATCGCCGCGAACGCTCCGACGCCGCCGCCGAAGCCGCAGGCCAGCTCTTGCACCTTGCCGACCTGACGCTGATCTTTTGTTACTGCGTCATACGGCACCTTAAACGTGGCCGCTGCATTTACGATATACGCCTCAAGCCCGTCGCGGAATTGCTGTAACTTATCCTCACCACGGCCAGACAGCCACGGATTAACGCGGCCTTCGATGGCCGCCCAGTCAGCGACGACGAACTGTTTACCTTTCTCCGGTATTAGGGAGGGCCGTAGCATACCCCGCAGAACGTCTGTGACACGTCGTCCGTAACGAGGCACGATGGCATGGCCGCGAACCATTGAATGTCGCACGGACTCCGGGTCATCGGCGCATTTACGTGTGAAGTTGTGGACTTGCGCACCATACGAGGAAGCACGCCCTGTGGCTGATCCTCCGGCGAAAACGAACGCACCGCGAACACGGCCATCGTCGCAAGCAAGATTAGCAAGGCGATCAAATTTAGCAACAGAAGACGCCCAAAGATCGTCCGCGCATTGTATGACTTCTCTGACATCGGGAGGCACCTCTTCAGGATCGTCTATGGCCAGAAGGTTTGCGCGGACGGTTTTGTCAATGGAGAACTTGTCGTCCCGCTCCATGAGCTTCCGCGCTGTCGGCCCCACCCGCTCTTGCACCCACAATCGCATTCTAGGACTTCTAACAGTCTGGATCTCACCGTTAGTGACTTCTTTAACCGTAGCCTCGATCTCTCGAACTTCGTCAGCCGCATACTTGACCGCCGCGCGGCATAGAGACTGATCGACAAGAACGCCACGATCATTAATGCGCTCGTTAACATGATAGTCCTCTAATTCTTCGGCGGTCAGTCCCCGCATGGCTTTGCTGGCGGCGCGCATCGTTCGCACGTCTTGCTCGCAATATTCGATCAGTTCTGGAATAAGGTCATCACGGAATGGAGGAATGCAGCAAGCACGAACAAGAGCAGCGCCACGATGGTCTTTGCGTATGTTAGTTCCGGCGAATCGTCCGACATCTTCTAGGCTCCCTGGCGCACAGTTCGCGCGCGCCTGCGCAGCGGTGCAGTAAAATTGCTCTAATGGTATGTTCATCTTGAGAACATGCCAAAAGATCAGTCGCTCAAACGCCGCGTTATGCGCACGAATCTGGCTCTTGATCGACGGCATAGGCTCGCCGGGACGCCATGTCTGCACAAGGCCGTCATCATAAGCGTAGGACATGCACAGCACTTGCGTCGAAGGATGACGGGCGTAATTATATACGCCCGCCGTCTTCAAGTCGCACTCAGATCGCGTTTCAAAATCCACCCACATCATTGACGTGTCTCAAGCCAGAACACGAACATGCCAGCGACCAGACCGAACCCAAAAAAGAATAGGTGCAGCGTCGAGTCCGTTATCATTTCAGCATACGTCACGATGTTAGCCCTCCGACGCTTGTGACCGTCGCGTTCATGCGCGCCGTTTGGATCAGCGGTTTGCCGTAAGGATCGGTCGGATCCTGCGCCAGCCATTGCACACTGACAGGGCCGACACCTTTAGCCATCCAGTAGCGCGCGCCGCCGCCCGGTTTGCCAGACCATGACTGAAGATAAGTGAATACGAGAACGTCCTTGTAGTTGCGGCCCTTGGCGACAAGGCTGCCGTCATCCGGCAACCAATATCCATAATCGAGCAACAGTTGTTCATATGCGACGATCTGAATGCCGCTTGCCATTGCTGGCGGCCACGATTGGAACGGCGACATTTTCGGCTTGTTGACGTAGCTGCCGCCGATCTCGACGTATTCGCCCCAGCCAATCGGCGGGTTCATTACGACCTTCTTGCCGGGATAGTCGTCACGCCATTCTGCGACGCCGAAGCCCGGACGGTTCTGGTAATACCATGTGTCTTTCCACGTCAGGTGCGCGTCATAGTCGATGTAGATCATTGAATCGGTGCCCTTGTCATACGCGAACACTGACGTGATCGGCGGCATAGATCCGGTTGGGTCAACATAGTCAAACCGGCGCAGTTCGCTTGTATTGAAAAAAGGCCAGTAGTCAGGCACATAGATCATTTCGTCTCTCCATAGCTGTGTCGGGCGGCGCGTATGCTGTCCACCGACAAAAGCGGCTCGTCGTGTTCTTTGTCGTCAAGCCAGCCCAAGGCGTTATCCAGCAAGTCCCGAAGCCGCGCGTTCTCAGCCCGCAAGTCCGTCACCGCCTCTGAATTAGCGATGGCGTCATTCCAGCCTTCGACGTATCTTTCTTCAATCAGCCGCGCGTTCTCAGCCCGCAGGGCTTCGATAGTGTTGGCGGCTTCCCATTCAAGCCGATGCGTGTGGGCAGCTTCCATAGTCTCGCCACAAAGACGTAAAGCCATTTCTTGTAGTCGATAAACAATGTCTTTCATTCCGCATCCTCCATCATCGCGCGAGCAACAATCACCCAAGCAGGATGTCTGTTCTTGTATCGTTGCTGGCGGTGCGCCCAATATTCTAGGGCAAGTTTAAGCACATGTTGTAGTTTGGCGTTCTCAGCCTTGCAGTCCTTCAATTCCGCGCTGTCAGCAAACACAGCCGTCTTTACCGCGCGTTTCAATTCAGCGGTTTCTTGCTTCAAATCTTCACGCTCTGCGATGCACTCGGCGTAATATGTGTTGGTGTCAGAAAGCAGCTTCATCAGCCGCGCGTTCTCGGCCCGCAGGGCTTCTTCAAAAATTGTTGAGCGCAAGGTCGGGTTTGCGCGCAGCCGTGCGATTAAATCGTCAGTCATTCTTCTCTCCTAAAGCGTCGCGGATTAACAATACTGCTTCCTCATGCCCATCACGGCAGTAAACGATTTGCTTTCCCGGATGACCAATACGACGTAAAAGGGCTTCGGTTTTCGCGATACGCGCGGTAGCTTTGATTGCTTCGTCCCGCCAGCCGTTGAACATTTCTTCAAGGTGAGTAATCAGCGAACGCAACCGTGCAATCTCATCAGCAGCTACCTCGCTTTCATCAAGTCCCAGCTTATCAGCGGTGCGGCACAGTTCCGCAACAATGTCCTTTGTGTAGTAGCGGGTCATTTGTTCTCTCCCAAAGCGGCGCTGGTGATGTCTTGGTTTACTGACAAAACATCAGCCGTTCGGCGGTCATGTTCAAGCGACATATTCCACCTTCCTTGGTTTTGCGTCATCAAAAGCCCAGTTCTTCGGTGAACCTCTTTCAGCGCCGCTTCAAGCGCCGCGATGCGGGCGTCTTTTTCGTTTACAGCCAGCACCAGACTATTTGACACTTCCATGTAATGCGCCGCAGCCACTCTTAGGTCTGCAATCATTTCGTCCTTCGCCTCTAATGCGTCGGCGGAGGCTTCATAACCATCGTTGTATCCGGCGTCGTAGTCCTCAGTCATCCTTACCCTCCATCGCCGCGCGGGCAGCGCGTAGGTCAGCCAATGCGTCAACGCATGATTTGTATTCTGTCGGAAGCGTTTCAGGGATAGCCTCGTCGCAACCTTCAAGCAGCATCCACGAAAGCGCTGCGTCGGCTTTGTCTAGCGCCGCCTCAAGCCGAGTAATGCGGGCGTTTGCCTCCGCCAATTCCTGCAAAACAGCAGCGCGCGCATTCAACCAATGGTTGCCAGCCAAGATTTCTGCCTCAAGCTGTTCGATACGAGAGCGTAAGCAGATAACTTCGTCTATAGCGTCCTTCAGCATCTTCTCTGGAACAGGAGTTAATCGGGCGCTGTTGTATTGTTCTGCGATTTCCGCGATGCGGTCGGCTTGTTCTTCAATGGCATTTGCGGCTTCAATGAGTTTCGGACGAAACGAAACAACACCAATAGCATTATCGCGAAGCCAGTTTACAAGGTCTGTGTAGTCAGTCATCTTTCCCCTCCCTCGCCGCGCGGGCCTTGCGTAAGCGAAACAAAAGCGCCATACGCCGGCTTCCAATATGTTCGATAGCTTCATCAAGAGCCGCCTCAAGCGCCGCGATGCGAACGTCCTGCTTGTGCATGTGGTCCATGACACGAGTGCATAGGCCCGCTTCTTCCGTGTAGCCCTTGGCGTCGAGCCAGTCGCCTAGCAGGTCAAGGCCGCCTGTGATGTCAGTCATTTTTCCCCTCCGCTAACGCTTTAGCCATGCCCATCTTTCGCCGGACGCGCTTGTCGTAATGCCGCACGGCGTCCGTAGACTTGTCCATAAGCCGCGCTATTTCGTGCGTCGCGAGGCCTCGTTGCTTATAATCAAAATAGGTCTGTTCCAGTTCGGTCAGATCAGTCACCGGGCCTTTGAGCTTACGCGGCGCAGGAACATGCGTCGCCTTTACCGGCGACAACGGATAGCCCGCCATTCCTTGCTTAACGAAATAAATCACCGTTGTGTGGTCTTTATTTATAGACCTGGCGATCTTGCTGTAGCTGCAATTCGTTTCTTCTTTGGCGCGCACGCAGTAGACACGCCGAGCTTGCACAATATGCTTACGGCTGTCTGTGCCGACAATATCTATCGGCACGACCTTATGCTCTTTGCACACCTCAAGCATGATCTGACGCAACGGAAGCGGCATATTCGCCACGCCCTGAAAACTCACAACCTTCTCTGCTACCGGAACCGGCGCGGGAAATATTTGCCGAGGATGGCAAAGCGGTTCAAGTTTTTTAGGCTTTAGTTTAGCGCGACGACGATCATCGCCCGCGTAAGGAAATAGATATGCCATCGAAAAAGAACGGGGGTTTTCCCCCCCGCCTCCCTATTATCAGCCGCGACGACGACGGCCAGTGTCACCAGCAGAGCCATCGACCGATTCGGCCGGCGCACCGTCGAGCGAGATCCAGTCGATCACGTCGAACACCGGAGTGTAAACGCGACCGTAGGACTTATGCTGATAATATTCCGAGCCGAGCTTCACAACGGCCACCGGCGCGTCCTGATTCTTCTCGACCTGATCGGCAACCTTCATGGCGAGCGCGTGCATCGAACGCTTACCGCCAACGGACGTGACCGTATAGCGCGCTTCCGTGCCAGCGTCCTCGCCGTCGAGGCACTTGACGCTCATGCCGACCTGGGGCTCCCAACCGCGCTTCGCGCCGGGCGGGGCCACGTCCAGTTCGGGAAGAGGCTCCGTAATGGACACCATCTTCTCGCCAAGCACTTCGCCTTCGCCCCACGCGATGAAACCGTGAACGAAGCTGAACGGATTAACCGCCCAACGTCCGTCTTTGTCGATCTCAGTCTGATCCGCGCCGTAAACCCAATGGCCGGTCTTATCCATTTTCAGGATGACCGAACCGACACTGTTGTTAGTGTCAAGTTTACGCAGCGAATCAGCCAGAGACGCAGCGGTGGGGAGATTGGCGTTGCCGAACTTTACAATATTAGACATTACTTTACCTCAAGTTTAGAGAAGGCAGAACGAATGTTCTTGCCTATCGTAAGCACGGCAGGACGGGGATCACTCTCCGGCGCTATCGTGTTACCTGTTGAGACGGCGACAACTAACTCCGGGGGTAGCTTTTTAATAATCTTCTCTACCTGCGCCGGCGACTTTAACGTCGTCACCATCAATTCCGAATTATCCAATCCCATTTGTTCAAGAGCTTCTCGCGCCGCTTCAGCATCAACCCATTGGCGAGTGGGGCGCTTGGGGACAAGTTTCCATCCCGGCACCGGCGCATTGTTTTCCAGCATTGTCTGGGCCAGTTCACGGACGCTTTTAGCCCATTCTTCCGCAAGGATCGCAAACGCCAAAGCATTGCCAACTTTCTCCGGGTCTATACCTTTGATCTTCGTCGCAACCGCGCGCTCTAGCTGACCCGTCAGCAAAGGGCAGACAGGCTTGCCAGCACACCAGCGACAATGATCGCCAGCCGCGAACGGCGCGTTAGGTTTGAACGACGCTTGCACGGCGTCATACAGCGTGCGCTCGAACGCTTTAATGCGACCGGGCGTCGTCATCCAGCGCTTCACGTAAGGCGGCTGCACGATGATAAGTTCGATCTCGTCAACGCCTTCAAACACCCAGCGCAGTTCTTCTGTCCGCATCCCTGCGGCGCAATAGAACATAAGCTGTTCGTTATCTTCGGCGTCTACCGGAACGCCATCCCCGAACTTCCAGTCGAGGATTATCGCACGATTGCGAATACGGCCAGCGAGATCGCAAGAACCGTAAACTCCGGCAAGAAAGTCGTTAAAATGGACATTCACCTCCGTGGCGAACTCAAGCTCATTATTAGGGTCGATCTGATTTAATGAGTCAAGTGCAAGGATTAACTTCTCATTGTCAGGGTAGTCCTCGACGCTGCCGCCATGCGACAAGATCATGTGCATCGCGTCGTGAAGGCGCGAGCCTTCTTCGGCATACTTAGAACTAGCTTTCTCTGGGACTGTGTTGACTAACGCCCGCGAGCCGGGGCAGTTAATCAGTCGCTTGGCGGTCGAACCGCCGACGATGTTGCTGTGTGCCATTACATTACCTTTCAGTGATTCGACACTAGACAATTTGTTGCGGGTATGTCAAGAGATCTTTTATGCTTGAGAAAGACATCGAAAAATATTTCATGCGCCGCGTCGCACAGGTGGGCGGTCGAGCCTACAAGTTCGTGTCGCCATCGAATCGCGGCGTCAGCGACCGTGTGGTCTGTCTGCCTGACGGCACGACGCACTTCATAGAGCTGAAGCGCCCTGGCGGCAAACTCAGCGCGTTACAACGACAATTTGCAATCGAGATGATGACGCTAAGTCAGAGTTACGATTGCCTTTGGTCTAAAGAAGAAGTGGACAAATGGATTTACGCCCATACCAACACGCCGCCGCCGATTTCCTCTTCGCCCATGATCGGGCAATGATCCTTGCGCCAGTCGGCGCGGGTAAGACAGCGATAACACTGACGGCGATGTCGGACATGACCGCTAAAGGTCATTGCGACCGTTGGCTTGTGCTTGCGCCGAAGCGCGTTTGTTTGTCGGTCTGGCCGGTTGAAGTTAAAAAATGGGCCGAACACATGAGCATGACCGTGGCTGTCGGCACACCGGCGCAACGTAAAGCCGCGTTTGCCGCCGATGTCGACGTGGTTGTAACCAATTACGATAACATCCCGTCGATTGACCCGAAAAACTTTGACGGCATTGTATTCGACGAGCTGACGCGGCTAAAAAATCCCAGCGGCAAACGGTTTAAGCATCTGTTAAAAATCCTCGACCAGTTCAAGATCCGATGGGGATTGACAGGATCGTTTACGTCGAACGGCCTAGAGGACGTGTTCGGTCAATGCAAAGTCGTCGATCAGACGCTGCTGGGTAGGTCTAAAGGCGCGTTCCTGCAGCAATATTTTTACTGCGTCAACCGCGACTATGGCCAGTGGGAACCGCTGCCGGCGGCGCTGCCAAAAGTCATGGAAGCGATCAAGCCCGCGACCTACGTGCTAGAGCCTGGCGAGTATAAGGATAAGCTGCCGCCGCTCCATGTCGTGCAGATCCGTTGCGATCTTGAAGACCGCGAGCCTTACGAGAACATGAAGAAGGAATATGTGCATGAAGAGATCACCGCTCCGGCAGCGGCTGCTGTCACAAACAAACTTCAGCAGCTCACCTCCGGCTTTGCTTATGATAGCCAAGGCGTTGCTAAGTGGTATGGACGCCAAAAGTTTGAATCTCTCCGAGACATCATCGACGAAAACCAACGAGACAACACCATCGTCGTCTACAATTACAAAGAAGAACTAGCCGAGCTTCAGCGCCAGTTTAACGTCAGCACGATTGACGAGCCTGACGCGGTTGAACGCTGGAACGCCGGCAAGATCCCGCTGCTGGCGATCCACCCCAAAAGCGCCGGTCATGGGCTCAATCTACAGTTTGGCGGCAACAAGATCATTTTCCTGTCGCTGCCGTGGTCGCTTGAGCTGTTTGAGCAAACCGTGGGCCGGCTGCACCGCAGCGGGCAGACGCGCGACGTATGGTGTTACGTCGTCATGTGTAATAAAACTATTGACCAAAGAATCTTTGACGCGCTATATGACAAGAAAGTATTAGCCGATGTGGCGTTGGAAGAATTGAAATGTTAACGCAAGCCTATGTAAACAGCGTGTTACGTTACGACGACGGAAAATTGTTCTGGAAACAGACAATGAATCAGCGCGCATTTGCCGGTAAATTTGCCGGAGCGCCGCGCACATGCGATGGGTATTTAGATATTCAATTAAAAGGTAAAAAATATAGGGTGCACAGGCTTGTTTTTTTTATGTTTAATGGGTGGTGGCCTACCGTTGTTGACCACATTGACGGCGATATATTAAACAACAGAATTGAGAATTTACGCGCCGCAACACAACTTCAGAATACGCATAACAGCCGCTTATGCAAGCGAAACACAAGCGGCCATAAAAACGTAAGTTGGTCAGCTCGTCACGAAAAATGGGTTGTTTGTTTAACTATTGAAGGCCGGTCAAAACGACTTGGAGTGTTTGAAGATTTAGAATTGGCCGCGTTAATTGCTTGCGAAGCTCGCGCAAAATACCACGGCGAATTTGCGAGGCATAGATGACCGAATATTTAACGTGGAAAGAGTTAAATGATCGGCTTGCCGATCTGACCGAACAGGAGGTCTTAGACCTACTGGAAGATGAAAAGCGTCACGCCCGGCGCTCCACCATCTTAGTGCGACTGCACCAGCGCTACACAGTGCTGCGAATGTTGCGTGAAAGGGCGGCTCTAATGGAGATGATAAATGAACCCGCATGAATTGCTTGTGCAGGCGGCCGACATCATTGCCGAACGCGGTGAAGGTTACGGCGGCATTGAGAACAATTTTCAGCTCGCCGCTGACTTGGCCAGCCTGCGGCTAGGCCGCAGCATACACCCTTACGAGGTCGCGATTATTATGGTCTGCGTCAAGAACGCGCGGGCGTTCAATTCACCCAATCACATGGACAGCCATGTTGACGCAGTAAATTATGAATTGTTTGCCGCTATGTTTGCCGAGGATTATTCCAGAGCGCAGGGCAGTCGGTCAGAAGCAACGTATAAACGTAAAGACGGGCTCAAGACTGCCACACGCGCTGCGTCTTTATCAAAGGCGGCACGTGCGGCGGAGTTGCCCGTAGTCGACGATGAACTTAGCAAGCTCGCTGTCGCGGGGGAGAGCGCGTAATTCTTTGGCGGCTTTGGTCTGTTGTTCCGCCGAATAATCGACTAGCGGGGGGCATGAACCCCCGCTAGCGCAGCCTTCAGAACTTACCGCTATCAAGATCAGCAGCAGTTTCTTCCACGGTTTTCGGTGCCGCAACCTGACCCTTTCAACCATTCGGTTTGTCGCCGCCCGTCACGTGCCAATCTTTAGCCGCGACCAAGCCCAGCGCGACAAGCGCGTTCTGAAGATCCGTCCAGTTCACGTCTTTCGTCTGCCAAGCATGAAACAACACGGACAGCAGCGTCAGGATTCCGGGGATCGTGGTCATCCAATTTACGAGCATATTAGCCTCCTAGTTACAGGGATTTGACGTGCGGTCGCGGGCCAAGCACTCGTAAAACTTAGCCGACTCGCAACCGCCAAGCATTAAGATTAGGAACACAAGTCCCGTATTTTGGCATATACGTCGTTTACGCGATTGGCCCAGCCACGCCCAAAAACCGACCATGTTGACAGTCCTTTTAGAAAGCCAAGCCGCTTATCCGTGACCTGATTGGCCACGTAAGTCTTACAAGCCAAAATCGTTGCCGGGCCGATCACGCCGTCCTGCGTGACGCCGACCGTTGACTGAAGATATTTAGCGGCCCGACTCACCCCTGAGTTCACCGCAAAGTCGAACACGGCGATGTCGACGCCATCGGGTAGGTCATCGCCTCTGATCTTATCCCAATAATTTTGTTTATAGATCGCTGCGACTTCGGCCTGCGTGATATTAAACACGTCCTGCGTCGGCAAGTTCTTAGCCGACCGCCAGCCATTATAAGTGTTTTGCGTTATGCCGAACGCAGTTCTGCCGCCAGGGTCGCGCGGGTCGTCCACTTTGCCGCCCTCGTAACGCAGGACGGCCTGAAGGCATTTGTCGTAATTATCTTTCATCGGTCAGCCTTCATGGCGATCATGTCGCGTATGCGGTCAAGACGTTCAAACACTTGATTGAACGTGTTGTTAAACTCTTCGCGGGTTATGTAACGCCCGGCGACCAATATCTCAATCGCCGCAACTTTGTCGGCTAACTCTTTGTCGGCTTCCTGAAGATCTTTAACCGCGCCCCAAACCGTGCTGAGAACCCAGCCGCCCAGCACGCCAATAACGCCAATGGCCACGTCGAAAAGAACTTGATACTCGACCACGATTACCTCGCCATCGCGTTGACGCCCTGCGTCGCCAAAGGCATAGCAAGCGGCGCATATTGAACAGAGAAGGGAACGGCGGTAGGCGCGCCGCGCGTCATAGCGGCGACGTTACTGGCCGCGCGTTTAGCCAACGCGTTACGGACAGCACGGCCCATAAGACCTGCGCCCGCCGCCGTGACGGCCGCCGGGCCAGCATAAGGATCCTGTGAACTGAGCCCATAGCCGCCGACAAGCATTTCGGCCGCCATGACCGCCGGATTGCGCGTCGGGGAGAGCTGGCTGACAAGATTGACCAGCGACGAACCTTCTTCGCCCTTGGCGATGCGTTTAATCATCGACTGTTCGTCAGGCGTGAACTTGCGCAAGCGCGCCGGATTGCGGGCCAGCGAACGGAATTGCGTTTCGATATTTTACGCCGAACCGCCGACAAGATCCGCGCGCTCGATCAGTCGTTCGATCTCCGAACTTTTAGACATCATGCGATAGTCTTTAATGCCAGACATAAGAGCGTCGGCGGCTTCTTTGGCTCCCGCACCTATCGCATTTTTATCGTTCGTGACAAATTCGTCCAACTTGTCCGTAAGAATACCGGCCAATCGGCGCACGTCTTTCTCTTTGTCGTTGCGCAGAACGCCGATCATTTGCCGTGCGTTATGCAGGCTTTCTATCGTCAGCGGCTGATTACCCAAATCTTTGAGCGCGTCGACAGCGACTTTCACGTCAGAAAATTTGCTGAATCGCGGGTCATAGCCTTTGAGACTGGACGCGATATTGCTGGCAAAAGTCTGATACTTAGCCGGGTCGTATTCGACGCCCATCGACGTAGCTTTTTCAAACGCTTGCGACGCGCGCTCGCCCAGCGCTTCGGTCGACGGCGGTTTGCCGACAAGGCGCATAGCGCCGCGCTGACCGGCCGCGACGCCCGACTCAAGGCCGCGCTGTAGGCCGGCCGCGCTATGCGCGCCAGCCAGACCGCCGACAAGGCTCGTGGCCAGCAGCGCGCGGGGATCTTCAACGCCCATTTGTTCTGCGCGAACGGGGGCCGCTGCGCCGACTGCGCCAGCTCCGGCCTGCACGGCCGGGCGTTCCGCCATCGTCGCCAGCGCGTTGCGCATCATGCCTGGGGCCGCGCGTTTGGCCAGCACATTGGCCGCACCCGCACCCGTCAGCGCGCCCGCGCCGCCCTCGACCGCAGACGCCAAAAGTTCTTCGGCCTGCGTGCGGGGCTTAAATGATTCCGGCGTAAGATAGCCGCGCACGATTTCAGACGGCGTGCGGACAGGCTGGCCGCCAAACTTAGGCGCAGCGACATTATAAAGCGTCGTAGCCAGATCCGCCGCGCCTAGACCGCCGGCCGCGAGCGCTGCGCCCGCCGGGCCGCCCAACAGCGCGCCAGCTCCGGCCGCAGCCGCTATAGGCGCAGCCGCGCCGCCAGACACTTCCGCCGCGCGGCCTAGCGTCATGCCGCCAGCGGGCTTAGCCGGCGCAGCCGCCAGCCCAAAATGCTGCATGATTTCGGCGTCAGAATATCCGGCCTTTTTGGCTTCGGCCGTCTCCGGCATTTCCATAAGGAACTGCTGGATTTCGGCATCCGTATATCCTGCCGCTTTTGCGCCCGCTACGTCGAACATTCTTATCTCGTATAGAAGGAGGACAACGGAGGACGGTTAGTCGTCGGCGCAGCCGCAATCAGCGCTTCTTCCGGCGCTTTCACCGCGCCTTTGCCATAGCGCGCGGACAGATCCGCGACGATACGACGGACAGAATCAATATCCATCGTCTCGTCAGACAGCGATTCAAGCATACTTTTCAGCTCAAAATTCGAGTCAAGTTCTTTGGCCGACGCGCCGGTTGCCGCCATAATGTCTTTCAACAGCGAACGACGCAGCGCCTTCAGCTCGTTACGCTGCTGCTGCGCCGGCGTGGCGCGCGCCTTTTCGACTTCTTGGCCGAACGTCGTGCCGGCAAGATAGGCGGGGACGTTTTCGGCAATCCCGCGCTGAGCGCTGGGGATAGCTTTTAGCGCGTCAAGACGATTGTATTTGTCCAGCATCTTGCCGAGCGTGTCCTCGACATTTGACTGACCGACAACCTGTTTCTTAGTGCCGACCGTAACCGGCTGCGCTGGCGCGATAGGCTGCATCGGAGCCGGCGCGGTCATGGTGTTAGCCGCAGGCGCGGGGCCGGCCATCATGTTGATCGGCGGATTAATCTGCGGGCCACCCATGAACGTAGGCGTGCCGGCCGCCGCAAACGCCGGGACAGCCTGCGAACCCGGAAGATTAGTGCCGCGCGCGATATTAGCTTCCTGCATACGACGGCCGGCGTTAATGCCCTTATTGTCGTCAGCCAGACTTTCAATCGCTTTGGCAATAGCTTCAGGATTACCGGACTGCACGGCCGGAACGATCCGGCTGGGAATCGTGCCGTAATTATACGCGACTGACGTAAGCGCTGCGCGCGTATTTTCCGGCAGGCCAGACCAGACCTGTTCGCCGACCTTGGCCGCAGCCTTCGGCACAAACTCAGTCTGAATACGGCGCTGAAGGTCACGTTCCGCGTCTTTTTCCGTAATCGGGGCCATGCCTTTACGGACTTTTTCGACAGTGCCGTCTTCGCGGGTCACGGTATCACTACCATACCCGACACGATCTGCGTTCACGTCAAAATAAGGAGTGGCTTTGAACCGTTCGCGTTCTTTAATAAGATCTAATGTCAGATCCTGACGCGGGCCGGGCATACCTTCTTGCTGAATAATCGGCGCGGGCACAAGACCCTGCGGCGTCTTCTTGTAAACTTCGCCGCCAAATTCGGCGTATTCCGGCTTTTTAAGTTCGGCCGCCTTTTCAGGGTTTAACAGCCCGAGCTTCCAGTCGTCCGAAAACTTCTTGCCCTTAAACGCCGCGACGCCCTGCGGAAAATCCTTCTCCATGAGCGTGACGAAATGATCCAGCGACTGCTGATCGTTGACAAATTTTTCGAACATATTGCGGTAAAGATCGACTTTACCGGCCTGCACTTTCTGTTCAGCTTCCTGCTGCTGCGAGCCGTAAAGACCAGCCTGCCGTTCGGCGGCCTGCGCCTGTCGAAGCTCGCGTTCGGTCGCAATGCGCGCCTGGAGATCTTGCACGTCCATGCTCTGCGCCATGCGCGCAAGTTGGGCCTGCGACATCTGCTGCTGACGCAACTGAGCCATCATATTCAGCGGGTCGATGGCGTATCCGCTAGTCTGCGGAACTTGTGCGGCGATATTATAATTAACGGGCATTATTAGCTCCCGAAGATAGAATTAAGAACGCCACCGCTTCTATAAATGCCGGGCAACTGCCCCACTCCCGCATATTGCGTGCCCTGCGGCGCGTATTGGTTCATCAGGCTATACGCCAAATAGTTCTGCGAGGGAGCCTGAAGCGCCTGACCAAGAGCAGTTGCGCCGCCCATGTAACCAGATGCGCGCGCTTGCGCGGCGTTCTCCGCAGCGGTGCCAAGCGGGTTCATCAGCATCGTATTGGCGATGTTAGCGCCGGTGCCTGTGTAAGTGCTGGCGATATTGCCGGCCGTGTTGGCGGCTAGGTTAGCTTGATTAGCGCCCGCGCCCGTATAGGTCGAGCCGAGATTAGCGCCGGTCGTAAGCGCGCCCTGGCCTAAATTGGTGCCGGCGGTCATGGCGGTCTGACCAAGATTAGCGCCAGTCTGGCCAGCCAGCCCCGTAGCGGTTCCAGCGGCCGACAGACCACCAGAGGCCAAGTTCTGAATGCCCTGCGTCGCCGCCGCACGGTTAGCCATGAAACGGTTATAGGCGTTCTGATATTCTTGACTTCCGGCTTCCTGACCATAACGCGTCGCCGCCTTCAGCGCCGCGCCGGAGCCGCGCATACCCGACGAGCCAAGCGTCGAATTAAGCGCCTGTTCGCCCTGCGCCAAGCGGAAGGCATAGCCAGGATCCATCTGAAGCTCAGCCATAGTCGGCTGCTGCGTATATGCGCCGCCAGGGCCAAAAAGTGACGCAAGTTGATTTACCGCGCCAGCACCGGCGGTCATATAAGGCTGCTGATAGCCAACACCTTGGCCGTAAAATTCACGCTGCGCGGCTTCCGACCGAGCGAGCTGATTTAAGATGTCTTCGCGCGACTGAGCCTGACCAGCTCGCAACGCTTCTGTACCAAGCGTCTCGCCACGGCGCAGGGCTTCCGTGCCAGTCGCCTGGCCTTTTTCAAGCGCTGATACGCCCTGCGCGGCAGCTTCGCGCTGTGCCTGAATAGCCTGCTGTTGAGCTAAAAGACCAAAAAGACCCGAAGTTTGCGCCGCCTGCTGCTGCGCGCCAGCCGCTTTTTGAGAGCCTAAATAGCTAAGACCCCCGGAAAGTAAACTTGTACCGCCTAGAAGGGCTGCTGTAAACGGATCCATAGCTTAGTTCCTGCCGATCATGGGCGTTACGGGTTGCGATGATATAGCAACCACTTCGTTACGAAAAGACTCAGTTGCGGCCGCACCCTGCCGAACTTCTTTGGCGACTTCAATCTGAAGCATAGGCATGGCCGCGACAGAACAGACCCATTCGTCGATCTCTTTGCCTGTGTTCGGATTGACGCCGCGAAGCAGCGTTAACCACGCGCATTTGAGTTGCACGCAGTCCTTTTTAATCAAAGGGCAAAAAGTTCCGTTTTTGAGTTCCATTAGTTCTTCGTCGCTATGATTACGTCTACATACTGCACCGCGAGATTGATCGCCGTGCCGGTGAAACTATGGCTGTGGCCACCACCACCACCCGTGCTGCTATTGCTAACGGTAACGCCAGTCGTAGCGCTACTTGTCACGCCGGCTGTGCCGGTCGTTATGTAATTGATGCCCGTAACACCACCTTGGACACCTAAACCAGCAGTAGCGAAAGTGCCATAGGGATGTGTGTGGCCGGAGTCAGTCACAGACGCTGTATGGGAGTGAGATGGAATATCAGCCGTAGTCAGCGTATAACTACCGACCGTGCCGCTAACCGCTTGAGACGCAAACGCCGTCGTAAACGCGACGCTACCGCCCGAAGATGCCGAGCCGGACACAACGCGGAGCGCTTTGTTGTCGTGCGCCGTTGATTTTGTCCATCCGGTCGGAGCCGCCGTCTGCACAAATAGCATGACAGTGCCGGCGGGGATGTTTGCCCAAGCACCGGAAAATGTCGTAGCTGTCAACGTTCCGGCGACAGAACTGTCACCCGTAATCGCCGCACCGCTAGCCGAAACAGTCAGACCGTTCGCAAGCGTGGTCATTCCTGTGCTGGCGATAGTCAACCGATTGCCGCCATTAACGCGCAGAATCAAATTGCGCGCGTCTCTGACATCATAAGTCGAATTGGTCGCGTCAGCCGAGATGACCGTGCGCGGCGTGCCATTGGCGGAAAGCTGAATTTTTCCGTCATTGTCAATGTCAAGCGCTTCAGCCGGGGCGACCGTGCCAAGACCAACAAGACCAGCGGAATTGATGACAAACGGCGTCAAATCAGGGTCAACGCTGTCCTGCACGCGCAAAACGTCGCCGGTGCCGGTCTGCGTGATTTTAAGCGCTGGGCCAGATGAGTCGGTCGAAATCGTGACGTTACCCGTCAGAACCGGGGACACAGCCGTCGTCGGCGCGGAGATATAATCGACCGTCCAGATCTCGACGTTATTGGCGTCTAACAATTTGAACTTATACGTCGCTTCGCCAAGCCAGATATTAGCTTCGCCGCGCGAATCTAAGATGATCGGGTTGCTGTTGGCCGTCGATCCACTCGAATCGGTATATGTGACCTGCGGCGTCGTCGTGCCCGCCGCGTAGGTATAGACCTTGCCGCCCACCAGCGGAACGCCGTCAGCGCCAATGAACTGCGTCTTAGGGATCGGGGTAATAACAGCCATTTAACCACCTACACAACTGGTTACGGTCAAAATGACCGAAGGAATCGCCGGAACTGGACTAGACGCAGCCACATACGGAATCGATACGTTTGTGCTATCCGCCGAATAGATCAGCTCAAAATAATCCCCGGCTCGAAGATTTAACACGAAATTCCACGCGGCGACAGCCCGCGCGTTACTTCCGTTAGCTAACGTTACGTTAGTGGCAGAATCGTCAACATCTACACCATTAATTTGCGGCCAGATATAAATTTGTTTAATGCCGCCGCCCGATTCATGTAACTGCGCTGAAAATTGAAAATTGTAAGTTGCTGTATTATCTACATAAATGCGCGATGTAACTGTAGAGTCGACATAAACGCCATAGACAAGTTCAGACCCATCGGCGCGAAGATAGGTTTTGTTAAACGTAATGGCGTAAGCCGTATTAATTACGGCAGGCGTAAACGTTGTCGTAGAATAAAACGACCCGTAACGCCGCCCGGCTTCGACGGCGATGTAGGTGTTATAGAACCAGCGATACCATTCGCGCGACACGAAGTTTGTCGCCAAGTCGACTATAGAAACGCGGGCCGCAGGGACAAGCGTATTGTTGGGTAAATTAGGCATTGGTCGGATCCATTATGAGTTCAGCGCCCATAATGGCGATCTTGACCGGAGCCGTGCCAGACACTTCATATACGCGATCACGCAGTTTCAACGTCATACCGAGACGCCGCCAGATCGTGCGGTAGCCGTATTCGCCAATACGACCCATCGACTTCCAATGCTCGTTCGACCATGTATGGCCGCCATCGTCCGACCAGCGCAGCATGACCTGCGGATTAACGCCAGGCACAGGCAGCGCGCCTTGCGTGACGATATAATCGCCATCCTCAGTGATAAGGAACTCATTGTTTTCAGTGAGAAGATACGCGCCTTCAAGATATGAATTATCTTCGCCGTTAGGACCGACGCCCGTTTCGCAGTCAAGCTGAAGGCTATGCTGCGTTGTGCGTTTGAGATTATTTTGGCCAGTAGGTATTGCGCGCCAAGATCGAAGCCACTTTTGAATTGACCCGGCTTCGGTATAGACCGTCGAATCATACGCAAACAAACCGCCACCGACGTAATCGCCAATGACGATCTCATTGTTAAAGTTCATCTGGCAGTTGCCACGATGGCGCGTGAACTGGTTGTTTTCCCAGCCGGCGCGCTCATGCCAAACGCCCGTCGACACGTCGTAAACCCATGTCGTATTTGCCGTTGGAAAGTTCAGCACATAGAAACTATGGCCATCCTGCTGATAGGTATATGCAACGGCGTCGTTAAGCGTCGAATATTGCTGGATCTGCCATTCGACGGCGTGCGTCGATATGCGCTCACCAGAATAGCCTTTAGAGCGGTAGACAATACCAAAACCGCGCGCGTCGCGGCCTAGCCAAAACAAGCCGTTGTCGAGCTTGGCGACCGAATAGGCGGCAAGACAGCCAATTTCGTTAAACGCGCCCTGAATACGCGCAAGCGGAAAGTCGGGCGTGCCGGCGTCATACCAGACTTCGACCGTGTTAACGCCGAACAGCCAGATCTCGCGGTGATCGACAATCAACGTAACAAGATCGTCCGGCGAGCCTTCTGCGCTGGCGAACGCGAGTGCGTCAATAGACAAGCCGTTATAAGATTCTGTCACCCAGAACCGCTGACTATTGGGTTCGTTAAAGACGAAATATCCATCTATAAAACCGACGCCAACAGCGCCGGGGAAGTCCGGGTCGGTGATCTGGCTAAAGAACGGCGAAAACGTCAGATCGACCGTAGCTGACGCCGTAGCCGGAGCGGACAGTTCAAACGTCGTGACATTCGTAATGCTGGCGACTGTTGCGCCGGTAGGTATGCCCGCGCCCGTAACAGGCTGACCGACCCAGATTAGCGATGTGTCGTCAGTCGTTACCGTGGCGTCGCCGTTAACCGTTGTGCAGCTAAGAGTTACGTCATTATCGTTGTAAATATAGCCCGTAGCGCCCGCCGCTAGGAATAGCTGCGTGCCGTTATCGACCATGTTGACAGGGCCAGCGCCGGCGACGGTGCCAAGCTCGTGGTAGCTCCAATCCGTGTCGACGCGGTAGAGCTTAGTGCCGGCGACCGCGTAGCCATAGTCACCATACTGCCACAGCCCGCGCACGGGGCCAGTCGGAAACACGGCCAACTGCCGAAGACCTGGCGCACGTTGAAGCCATGCGGCCTCTTTGCCGCCTTCAGGTATGATTTCAGGAAAGATATTGACCATGCGGCTGTCGGCCGCATTGGGGCTCCGAAGGACGTAAGAAGACCCTAAGATCGGCGTCTTCATTAGTAGTTTCCGGCGTAAATATTATAGCGCTGACGCGTGCCGACGATACTGTAAGGCAGCGCCATGATGTCGTCGGGGTTGTTGATGCGCTTCAGATTGCGCTTGCTATACATAGCGATGCGCTGCACTTGCGAGGAAGGCTCGACGCCAAACTCCGGGGCCATCTCACATGCCAGATTATAACGGAACGCGCGCAGATAGCCCGGTGGGAAAGTAAGTTGCGTCGCCAGATTGGCGGCCTGCGTTAATTTTTCCACCGAAATGAAATGCCATTCCAGCAACCGCAACGGCACCGGATAGATGACCATTTCGATGTCGGGGTAGGTCATATTTGTGAATATAACCTGCGGATATGTAGACGTGACAGTTTTGACGGCAATGCCGTCATACTGCTGCTGATTTATAAATTTGATTCCATAAGACACATTGGTCTGTGGATCGCGAAAATATGTCGCGTCATCCAGCAGAACAGGACGCAAGCCAACAAAATCACCTGTCGGGCCAAGCGACCGGCTACTTTAGCCGGGCGGCCACAGAAAGACTTGATCCTGAGTCGAAAAGACCGCTAGTCTCTCCGTGTCCCACGAGTCGATCATCTGGTTCAGGGCCGTCAACGCGTCCTGCGATGTCTCGGCTGAAGGCGTTTCGCCTTCCGCGAGGACGCCCAACAGTCTCAGGGCTCCGTTGATCTGATCGCCCGCTGTCGTCATTCGGATCGAACCTTTCCCAGCCGTTTTCTTCGTCGGCTTCAGCTTCCGCTTCTAGCGTAGCGATCTTAACGCCATGAACGTCGTGGCGCAAATAAATCATTGCCATTTTTCACCTATGGAAAGGGCCAGGCGGGCCGTAGCCCGCCCGTAGGAGTAAGATATTAGGACGCCAGAAGCGGGACGGAATACCACGTCGTCGCGTCATAAGCCACCAGCAAGGATGACGTATAAGCCGCTAGGACATAGTTAGAGTCCGCCGTGATGGCGTTAACAGCGTCGCCCGACGCCGGCCAAACCTTTAGAACCGCGTTAGCATTGTTCTTCAGGATGACCGTGCGGCCAGCAACGGCCGCCGGGAGCTTGACGCCTTTGGTGCCGTCAGCGGCCGACACGAGCGTAAAGCCGTCCGATACGGAAGCCGCGTCAGACTGCGTGCTGCCCGTAGCGGCGACCGTGGCCGACTTGATATACAAGCCGCCAGTCGGCGTGATGTCCGTCGCAGAAACAGTGCCTCCACTGATCGTCGCGCCTGTGATGGTCGTGCCAGCCACAAGCTCGGGATCAGAGAAGGCAACACCGACAGGTTTAGTGTTAGGCATTACCTTCTCCTAATGTTAGGCGATACGATAGATCGAATACGCCGCCGTGCCCGTTTTGCGGAAACGGAAGATCGCCGAAGACGCATTGGTCGTCGTCGCGTTGTCGATCAGAACCGCGCTGCCGACAATCGTGTTGCCCGTGCCAGCGCCAAACGTCACGTCGTTAGCCGCGTTGTCGCCAACATTGATAAAGCTAACGTCAAACGCCGTGTTAACCGCAACGCTTGGGAAAGCCGCGTCGATAAGCGCGCCCGTCGGGAACGTGTAAGCGCCAGCGTCCGTGCCGCCCGCGTCAATCGTCACAATGCCGGTCGCCAGATTGGCGGCGGTGATCGTGACGGTCGCGCCGGTCAGATCGGCCGAAGCGGCCTGCGCGCGCATCAGAGGCTCGCCGCGAACGCCAGCGGAGAACTGATAGCCGCCCGTGCCCTGCGAAAGCGCCGGGTTCGGGCCAAAGGATTCGAGCGGATATGAAGCGCCCTGCGGAGTGATAGCCATGATAGAAAGCTCCTATAAGTGAGAAAAAGATGGGGCCGAAGCCCCACCTGTTAGCCCCAAAGACGAACCGCCATCTGCGGACGAATGACGCTGTAGCCATACAGAACGTCAATACGGCAGGGCAGTCGGTCGTTGTTGATGTCATACTGACGAACAACGCGGAGCGAAATACCGTTGTGAACCTGACGCGACGCCATGTCGACGCCCTGCGGCAGCAGAAGGTCGGCGGTGGCGAACGCAATCGCGTCCTTGTGGTAGATCAGGTTCTGCGGATACTGCGTCGAGGCAGCGCCGAGGAACGTAACGCCCGCAGAAGCGACCGGCAGAGCGTCAACCGTGGCGAGAGCCTGCGAAGCCGAATACATCGCCGGGACAGTGACCGTGGCGGTCGTCGACGCCGTAACGTCGGCCAGAGCCACGAACTGATACAGCGAGCCGGTCGACTCACGGGTCTGCGGGTTGACGGCGTAGACGTTCGCGATGGTGAACACGTCGCCGGCCTTGATCGTCGTGGAGCCAAGGCCCGTCAGAACGATGGAGGTCGAGCCTTCGGTCGTAACCGACGTGCTAACCGTCACGGTGCCCGCGCGCGAGCCGGTCGTGAACTGCTTGACCGACTGCGACATATTCAGCTCGTCATAGCCGAGGATGCCTTCGCCAAAGATGCCGTTCTTAAACTGCTTCGAGATAGCCGAAACAGGGTTGAACAGACCTTTCATGCCTTCGATCAGCGACGCGTTGGCGGCCGGGTTGACCGTCGCGTAGCGCGGCGACATGACAGCGGCGTTCTCGTTCAGCTTCTGCTGCGCCTGCAACAGAAC